GTGTGGTCTGCGCCGCCCACGGTGAAGCTGGCGGTGGAGCCGCTGTGGCTGAGGGTGAAAGGCGTATCGCCCGCACCGAGGGCTGCAACATCGGAGAGGGAGAGGGTGGAAGTGCAGCGTTTTGACGTTCTCGCCGTTCTCTATGAGCTTCACGAGGCCCAGCTTGTTGTTTTTATCCATGAGGTGGATGACCTCGTCCAGCAGCTTTTTGCCATCGCGGCTTCGGATGGTATTGCCGGCGTCGGGGCCGGGGGGCAGACAAAGATATTGACAAGCGGGGAGGTTTCTGGTATTCTACTAAAGTACCCTGTGCAAACGATACTCGCTGGTGTGGCGCAATGGCAGCGCAACTGATTTGTAATCAGTGGGTTGCAGGTTCAACTCCTGTCACCAGCTCCAAAAAATAACGCATAGACGATGAAAGCGATTCGTCTATGCGTTATTTTTTGTGAAAAAGTGATGCAAAACGACCTGAAACGGTGTGATAAACTACCAAATAAGCTACCACGAAACTCCGCTCAGTCTTCCTCGTTTTCACGTTCTTCAAAAAGGCTTTCAGCTTTTTTCATCTCATCGGTGAGGAATTTCTGACGGTGAGCAACGTAATATCTTGCAGTGGTGGAAAAATTTGTGTGTCCCATAATCTTTTTTGTTGCAGTAGGCGCCACATTTGCTTCAACGAGAAGGGTAGTTGCAGTGCGGCGCAAGGCGTGGGGGGTAATGCGGTCTCTAATCGGAGTGTCGGCTTGGTTTATTCCAAGATCAAGCATCAGCTTACGGAAAGAATGCTCAACATTGTTCTTGTCCTTTTTGTTTCCGCTTTCAGTGGGAAGAAGATATTTTTCTCCGATGCTCAACAGCATCCATTCTGCAAGAATATTCTTGATCGGGTTTAAGATAGGAATAAAGCGCCCCTTTCCAGCAGCAGTCTTTTCGCCACCGGTCAGATTGCCGTTTTCTAAATCAACATTATCTCTGGGCAAAGAAAGAAGCTCGTCAATTCTCATTCCGGTGTATAAAAGAACCATTGCGATCTGCGCCGTTAAGTGCATTCCGTTTCTAGGATCGTCTGCAATGGCTCGGATTTTAGCTGTCTCTTCCGGCGTAAGGATCCTTTCCTTTGGGCCGGGCGCTGGGGGCAGCTCTAACCCATCAGCATAGTTTTGGTTGATAATATCTTGCTTCATGGCATATATGCATAACTGCCGAAATAAACCTTTTTGCTTTTCGCATAGGCTTCGAGATTTTCCGTCTGCGGAAAGTTCATCAATAACTTTTTGATAGTCTTCCGTTTTAAGAGTGCGCACTTCGACGTTCCAAAGTTTTTCAGCTTTGCTGTAAGCTCTTACATACCCGTCTTTTGTATCCTCACCGATGCTACTAAAGTGCGTAGCGCTCCATCTTCTGTAGATCTCTGCAAAAGTGGATTTTAAGCGCTCTGCCGGTGTCCTCTGAGCATTGTAAGTATCCAGGGCCTGAATGGCTTCCCCGGGAGATGCATAGTGTCCAAGAACTGTTTTGCCTCCATCCTCCGATGGAACAATGGCAACATACGGTCTGCTTCTATTTCCGTCAGCCTTTTTATATACACTGCCGCTGCCTTTTGGGCGTCGGCGCTTTTTTCTTTGCTGCGGGGCGGCTTCGGGCTGCTTCTTGCCGCAGTATGGGCAAAAAGATGCATCATCCGGTATTTCCCGACGGCAGCAGGCGCGAATGCATTTCAAAGCTCTTCACCTCGCTTTGCGGTATAGTCGGCCTCGCCGCTCTTCGCGGCCTCTTTTCCCGCCTGGTATGCCGACTGCAGCAGACTCACCGGAGGCTGGACTTCCCACGGGATCGGGTCTGTTCCTGTAGCCACGGCGAACCCGTAGTTGTCCAGTATTTGGCCGCAGACGGATACCTTGTTTTGCAAGGGAGTGTGCAGGTTTGCGCACACCTCAGCAAACACCGCCGGTGGATAGCTGCCATGTCGGCCCAAAAGGATAAACAGCACCATCTCTTTTACAATTCGCGGCGCTGTGCGAAAGTATTCTGTAAGCGCCTCATCCAGCTCTTCGTCTGATTTGCGCTGTACGGGCTCTTTATAAAGTTCTGGGTGCAGCATTTCTTGCATGGCGGGGAGCGGAGAAGTCCCGCAAGCCTCGAACCAGTCCATTATCTTGTCAGCTGGTGGGCTGGACGCCCCGCACTCCCAGCTCTGGATCGTAGCCTTTCCCTTGTTGATCCGGCGGGCCATGTCGACTTGGCTCAAGCCTGCCGCGACTCTGGCCCGCGCCAATGCGACACCAAGCTTTTCCGCAGTAAAGTAGCTCATCAATTATAACCTCACAAATTTCCATGCCATAAAAACAAAAAGTGACATGGGAAAAACCCATGCCACTCGACAGAGCGGAAGTCCTTCAAGTTTTCCCATAAAATGGTAAAATCTAAAACAAGTTGGACAAATTGAACAAAAACAGAGGTGAAATAAAATGGATTTCGAGCAAAGAAACGGTAAAGAAAACGAAATGACCATCATTGACGGGATGCCCGCCACCGTTTTGACGGGTACCGCGCATACACCTGAACCTTGGGAGGACTAAAGATGGACAAGATGAAGCTGTTTTGCACCCACATCCGCGCCGCGCTGGCCTGCTATGAGGATATGCCGCCCGAGGGGCAGGCCCGGGCTCGACTTTTCGTGATCCGCAAGTCCAAGGATCTCCGGCAGCTCAAGGCTGCAGCAGACGCACCCGGTGGGGAGCTTGCCGGGGAGCTGTTGCAAAAAATGCAACAACCGACTGATCACGAATAATATCGCGCATATTTTGCACCTTGTTCGCGCAAAACGCGCGTATTTAGCAAAAAGTCAGCGTAAAATTCAGCGATTCAGCGAAAATGCTAAATTTTTCGCGCATTTTTGCGCGATTAAATGTGCTTGACGTGTTACAATCAACGGTTGTATAATGCGGTTGTGAATGAGTTACAAGCCCAATAGCTGAGCTTTCTTGGCGTTGTACTCTGCCTCCGTAACAGCTCCCATATCCAGCAACCGCTTAAACTTCAAAAGCTCATCGGCGGCGCTTGTGGCAACCGGAGCGGGATCCTGCGGCTTCTCCTGGCTGGCTTTGCAGCTCTTGAGAAACGCAGTCATCCCGCCGGGGTAAACCATTGTCGGCAAGCTACTTTCGCCCAGTGGAAGCGCAAAGCGGATAGACACGCTCTCTTTACTGCGACCCTTGCGGGTCTCTGTTTTAGCGGTGGCGGCGCCCACGATCGCACCCACAGGCCCGGCAACGGCTGCACCGATCACGGCACGGCCAATACCGCCCTTTGTCTCTGTCACCGTCAGATCGTCAGGCGCGTCAGATTCATAACCGGCGACTTCATCAAAGCTGTAGATCATGCGAGGGCCTTTATCACCACTGCGGTGTTTAATGCAAAACAGACGGTCGGTTTTGTCAATCGACACAAAGAGCGCGTCACCATCATAGATGGAATCGGTTTCTTTGAACACCTTCCGACGCTGTTCCAGTGTAGCCCAGTAGTCCGCAAGGGCAGATGTTGGTTGCTTTGCTGCCCGGATGCCCAATTTTGAAAAGAAAAAGTTGCTGCATCCGGCGCAGATCGGGCCGTCCGCGCTCTTCTCGCGGTTCAGCAGGCCCAGCTTGCCGCCGCAGACAGGACAGTCATTTGCCATAATAAGCACCTCACATATACAAAAAATAGGCAGCCAACCAGCTGCCGGAAAACTAAGTTATCAAAGAAAATGCCAAAGGAGGAAAACAAAGTGGAAGAAAATAGCACAAAATTGATGAAAGACACCCCGGAATGTGTTATACTTGAGAAAATCAAGCTTGCACTTTCCCTTGGCATCGACGTGGATAAACTCTTAAAGGAGGCAATGCAAAATGTCGAGTAATGTTCTTCTTTTCATCATCGCCGTGTTTGTTATCGCGATGTTTGCGATTCTCGCTTACGAGTTCCTTGATCTCAATGACTTTGCACTTTTTCAGTCTAATCCCAAACAGGAGCCGGAGCAAAAGTGCGTCGGCATCCCTTTAGAGTACCTTAAAACAGAAGTTACTTATAAAGGTGTTACCCTAGCAGACCTTATGGAGTTGTGCCCCGACACGCATTTCCATATTAAAGACGGCCTTGGCGGATACCTTTCCATTACACTCGGCAGCAAAGAAGCAAGAGCACCGCGCAAATACAGATCTGTATACGTTACCAGCCTTGACCCTTGCTCCTATGAGCTGGAAGTTTCAGACTCTTCGCTCCTTTGAGTCACCAAAAGCGTCAATAACGTACTCACAACAGCAGAGATCACCGCAATGGCAGCGCTTTGAAAGAACTGTCTGCGGCTGATTCTCTGCTTTCTTTGTTGGTCAACAAAATAAGTTTTTCCTTTATCCGTCAGCCTAACAACAGCGGGATTGTTTTCTCCTATGCGAACACTTGGTTCAATACCTTCTACTTTTACATATCCATCAGCACGAAGAATCGACAAAACCGAGTCAACATTTTCTTCTCCTACGACCCGATTTAAGTACGCCTTTCCTAAATAACCATTACGATTTTTACTTTCATAATAATCATAAATGGCTTTGATGGACTTTTCTTCCTGTTTTAGATTAGCCATTCCCGTTACCATCCATCATGTTTAAGGCTGCATCAATGGAAATGTCCAGCGAGTTTAGAAAAGCTTCCTGCTGTTTTGTCGGCAACTTTCTCAGCTTATCTAATATAGTATAAGCTTTTGCTTTCACATCTGCATCCAGCTCACTCTCTTCACTGGGAGTGGGCTTTTCTTTTTGCTCAGTTTCACCGGTGAGCTCCTCAGACGGAACATTAAAAAATGTGGCAATTTTTTCAATCGTCGCTTTTCTTGGTGCTGATCCATTGCTCCATCTGGTGACGACAGAGCGCTGAAAGCCCATTTCTTCCGCAACGGCTGACGGAGATTTCCCAATCTTGTTACAAAGGCGCACAAAGTTCAAGTAAAACAAAATGACACCTCCGTTTTTGTGCAAACATACAAAAGTGAACAAACGCAACAAAATGTCTTGACTGTTGCGTTTGTTTGCACTATACTGTTCTTGTTGGATGTAAACAAACGCAACACAAGAGACGCCTAAAACAATAGGCATTTGCTTGTTAGCTATTAAGTACTTCGCACCTACATAATAGCACGTTTTGTGAACATTTGCAACAAGTATTTTGACACGGCGACAAGAAAAAATCTGCCTGCGGTTGTTTCACAGACAGATTTTCCACCGATTTGTAACCAGAACGCACTTGCACCCCTGCGGTAATGCAAACGTGCTTGTTTGCACATCTTTTGCGCCATGCGCGGCGTAAAAGTAACGCCGGGGCTGCAAAAACAACTTACAGTGCTATGGGTGCGCCGCTTCCTTTGGCGGGTCGGCACCGCCTTGTAAGCCCTAGCGCTTCACGCACTTGCTTGTGTCTGGAACTGGCTGGCTCAAAAGTTTGGTCAATGAAATCACCGTCCTTTTGAATCAGTTTAACTAGGAGCCTTGAACAGTATAGCAAATCGGTGCGCTGTTGTCAATTTATTAACCAAGAACAGGGAGGTGGAAGAGTGCCTGAACCGTGGACTGGCCGCCTGATTGGCCGAATGCACAACAACGAAGTCACGCTGGATCAGCTTGCAGAACGTCTGGGGTGGACAAAGAGCTATTGCTCGATGATCCTGAACAGCAAGCGCAAGCCCAGCGGCATCCGCGAGAAGATGGAAGCCGCAGTCAGCGAACTGATCAAAGAAAAGGAGGCCAAAGCATGAGTCAAAACAAAAAGCCCAGCTGGAAAGAGCGAATTTCCAACTGGACCACGGCTGACTACATGATCGCATCCATCATCATCACGTCAGTCAACATAGGTATTGTAGCGTTTCAAGTGTTGCTGCTAATCCAAGTCATAGGAGGCAAGGCGCTGTGAAAGATTACCAAATTCAAATCCTTGCCCTCTGCATTGAGATCCTTGCTTTGGCTGTCATTTTACTAAAGCAATAATCATTGACACGATGGCTATTAGCATCATTGCGAAATTGTAGACCCTGTTAAAACGGTCGTTTTTCGCTTGCTCGATTTTGTATTGCACATAATCATCCCTCAGTTTTTGCAATTCGGCTGCGGTCTGAAGTTGAGCGTTGTCGATTTCCCGGCGCTTTTTCCAAACCGAGCCGTCCGGGTCAGCGACATTCACTCCCGGCGTTTTGTAATTGTAACGTTCAAGTTCGTTTGCACGCTGGTTGAAGTATTCCCACTGATTCAAAATCCCACCCCCTTCCCTGCCTATTATAACAGGCACCGGGGTGGACGACAAGAAAGGACAAAATATGGCAAACATTCAAATTTTTACAAGCCCCGAGTTCGGGGACATCCGCACGGTAGACCAGAACGGCGAGCCGTGGTTCGTGGGCAAGGACGTGGCGGCGGCGCTGGGTTACAGCAATCATCGCAAGGCTTTGATTGACCACGTTGACGAGCAGGACAAGGGGGTAACGAAATGTGACACCCTTGGAGGAAGTCAGGAAGTGACCGTTATCAACGAGTCCGGCCTTTACAGCCTGATTTTTGGCAGCAAGCTGGAAGGCGCAGTGCGGTTTAAGCGGTGGGTCACCAGCGAGGTGCTGCCTACCCTGCGCAAGACGGGCAGCTACATGATGCCCAAGCTCAGCAAGGAGATGCAGGCGCTGTTTATGCTGGACAACCGCACCCAGCGGCAAGAAGAGCGGCTCACCGCGTTGGAGAACACCATGACGGTGGATTACAACCAGCAGCGTGTGCTGCGCAAGGCCATCAGCCGGGCCGTCATTGGGGCGCTTGGCGGCGAGGACACCCCGGCCTACATTGACAACCACGTGCGCAGCAAGGTGTACAGCGAGTGCAACCACGATGTGCAGGACTGGTTCCGGGTGAACAGCGTGGGCAACATCCCCCGCAAGCGCTTTGACGAGGCGGTGGAGTATATCCAGCGCTGGAAGCCCAGCACCAACACCGTGATGCTGATCCAGCAGACCAACGGCCAGACCAGCTTGTTTGCCGCAGTTGCTGCCCAGAGGAACACCACTACCTCCGGGAAGCTTGTTAAGGAGGTATAAGCATGAAAAAAGTTATTGTAGGCGTAGTGTCCGTATTGGCAAGCGCTTTGCTGATGGCCGGATGCAATAATCAGGTTATTGACCTGACCTATGAATACAGCTGGGCACAGCTGAAAATGCCTGATGGAACGATTGTCGAGGGGAAATTGAACAGTTGGGACGATTACGAGGGCGACCAGCTGCAAGTGAAGATTGACGGCGTGACCTATCTGGTTCATTCGTCCAATGTTGTGCTGAGACATTGATAGAAAGGAGGACGCCATGCAGAAGCCGAGCCTTACGATAGGCGAATGCGTCCAGATCCTTCGGGACAACAACATCTCAAAGACCGAAAAGGTCTTGGGAGCACAGATCCAGGCGGGGCTGTTTACCAGCTGGGCGATTCCTTCCGTAGGAACAAAAGAGCCCTGCCCGGACATCTCCCGCGCCGGTTTTATGGCGTGGGTGAAGGACTTTTACAAGCTCGAAAAGGTTTATACAAAGGAGGAACCAAGAGAATGAGACTCAAATCGTTTGTCTCCACCGGCACGGTAGGTCTGCTGGCCATTATCGGCGCGGCGCAGGTATGGCGCTGGGCCTGCTCTTTGATGGCCGTTGCGCTGGCTTGCTGGGGTGGCTGGGACATCGCCGAGGCCGCACATGTCGCGCCTTGGATTATTGTTGCATCCACTGCCGGGCTGGCGATGTCGTTTTATGGGATGTATGAGGACAACAAACGGTATAAGCGCAGCGGTTACAGCAAAATCGTCCGCAACCATGCCCGGAACCCGGAGTATCCGCAGGATGAGGAGAAGGGCGCATGAAGCTGGAAGAGTTGATTCGGCAGCAGGCCGAAGAGCACCTTAAAACAGCCACACGGCTTGCAACGGAGTCCGCGCTCACGGGAGACATCTGGCTGCGGGTCATCTGCCGGGAAAAATCAGAGGTCTATAGCGCGGCGGCAGATGGGCTGCTCACAGCCCTCCACGATGCGGAGGATGTCGCACATGGCTGATTACATCCACTATATCACATGGTACACCGTGTACAGCGCCAAGACCGGCGAGGTAGTGGCAGCAGGAACGTCCGCCATGTGCGCTGCGAAGCTAGGATACAAGACCGCCAACAGCTTTGTGTCTTCCGTTGGACACCGACGCCATGAAAAAAAGCATCCGCACAAGTACATTTTTGAGCAGGAGCGCATTGATCGTGCGGAGGTCGACTGTCTCCCTCCGCTTCGCCGTTACTGCAAAAAGACGAAAAGGGAACAGGAATATGAACGGTAGATATATGCGAGCCGCAGAGATTCGCTGGAATAAGCGACAGCCGGAACGGCTGCGGCACATCCACCAGAAGAAGGAGAAGAAAAAGGTGAGCACGGTACAGATCTTTGACGCGGATCTGCGTTTTGTCAACGAAATCCCCATGCCGAACACGCTGGCGGGCATCCAGTACGCCGACCAGCTGGCAGCAGAAAAGCCGGGCCGTCTGTACGTCGTTATGGACGAGCACCGGCAGAAGGTTTACCAGAGGTGACGTACATGACTTTGGAGCAAAAGGAACGCCGCAAAGCGGTTCTGCGGTATGCAGTCAGCGTCCCTGAATGGAATCTTGCGCTCAAGCATCGGGTAGCAACAGAGCTTACGAAATGCGCAAGCCTCTTGATGAGCGTAAGCCAGATGATGCTTGCGACCGACGCGGAAGACCGTTTTTATCCGGACAGATTAGATTATGGGATGTCTCCGACGGGATACGCAAAAGCCATTTCGGATGCAGAGTACAGCCTCGGCACAGCCGCTTCGGCGCTGGAAACCGTAGTTGCTTTGGCGGATGAGTCAAACGCCTTCCCGCTTATCAGCTCCACCCAGACCGGCGGGTTAGATGACGCGATGGGAAACATTGAGGCGGCCTACAATTCTGGTCTTGGGTGGCTGGCAGATCTGTGCCGGGTACACGGGATGGATGAGGTGACATACAATCATGGATAAAATGACCATTTACGAGCAGTGCCGGGAAGTCCCAAAAGACGCCCAGAAGCCTATCGCAGCGGGCCGCCTGAAGGGCAAGACCGACATTAACCCCATGTGGCGCATCAAGAAGCTGACTGAGCTTTTTGGCCCGGCTGGTACGGGCTGGAAGTTCGACCCGCCGGTGTTCGAGGAAAAGATCGGAGCAAAGGGTGAAGTTGTCGTGCAGTGCTTTACGAATCTGTACGTCAGGCAGGATGATGGGGAAGCGTGGAGCGCCCCCATCCCCGGAGTGGGCGGCTCTATGCTGATTGTGCTGGAGTCAACGGGGCTCCGAACGGATGATGACGCTTACAAAAAAGCGTACACGGATGCCCAGAGCGTGGCGTGCAAGGCACTTGGAATCGGCGCGAATGTGTACTGGAAAGATGAATCCACCAAGTACACCCCGCTTCCGGCCACTCCCGCCCCGGTGTGCGCCTGCTGCGGAAAGAAAATCATCGGCATCAAAACCAAGGACGGGAAAAAGATGACTGCTGAGCAGGCGGCAGAACGAAGCAAGGCAAAATATGGGCGTATACTCTGCGTAGAATGCGCAAAGAAGCAGCCGAAAGAAGATGGAGGAATGTCTCATGCTTAACCTCGTAGCATTGATGGGTCGTCTGGTCTACGACCCGGAGCTCAAGACCACCCCGAGCGGCATCAATGTGTGCAGTTTCCGCATCGCAGTTGACCGCAGCTTTGCCCGGCAGGGCGAAGAGCGCAAGGCCGATTTTATCGACATCGTCGCGTGGAGGCAGACCGCCGAGTTCGTCTCCAAGTATTTCCAGAAGGGCAGCATGATTGCTATCGAAGGCAGCTTGCAGACCCGTCAGTACCAGGACAAGAACGGCAACAACCGCACAGCTACCGAGGTTCTTGCGTCACAGGTGAGCTTTTGCGGCGGAAAGGCCGCAGAGAAGCCTGCTGTGCGCGATTTCGACCGGCAGACGGAAAATCATGTGCGCGAAGCAAACACCGCTCACAACGCCCCGCAGAAGTCTCAGAACGTACCGGAGTATTCGCAGGGCAGCGCAGACGACTTCTCGGTCATCGACGACAGCGAAGACCTCCCGTTCTAAGCCGAGAGCTGCGCTATCTGGCTATACGGGCGCGCAAAGGAGGTGATTGAGTGGCACAGGACGATAAAAAGTCATTTGTGGCGTATCTGAGCTGGTTCGATGCGCTGGAAGAATACTCCGACGCAGAGGTTGGGCAGTTGATGCGAGCTCTTGCACGGTATGCCAAAACCGGAGAAGAGCCTGAATTTTCAGACCGTGGGATGCGGGGCAACTGGAAATTTATGTGCAGCGACGTAAAACGGGCGTCTGAAAAATGGGATGAAACCCGCAAGAAACGCAGCAACGCCGGAAAACGCGGTATGGCAAAGCGCTGGGGAAAGCCTGACGACATAACAAAAATAACAAACGATAACAATGTTAATGACGACATAACAAAAATAACTGTAGATGTAGATGTAAATGGAGATGTAGATGTAGATGGGGATGTAGATGTTGTAAAGCGCGATAACACCGCCGCCGTTGATATGGAGTTATCAAAAATCGTCCAGCATTACCAACGTGCTATCGGCGACTTCCCGCGTTCGGCGCTGGAAAAACTGCAAAAATGGCGGCAGGAGTACAGCACGGAGATGATTTTGCTGGCGATCGACAAGGCCGCAGAAGCTGGCAAGCGGTCGTGGAACTACATCAACGGCATCCTGTCTGGCTGGCAGCGGGACGGGATACGCACCCCGGGGGACGTGGCAGCGAATGAGCAGCGCCGACAAGAGCAGCCTCGCGGGAAACAAGCCACAGAAAGCACCGCAGAAGCATACGCAAATATTTTCAAGGGGGTGAAACTGTGACAGTGGAGATGATGACAAAGCTCCTTGCGGACGCTGAGGCCTATTTTGGACGGCCTCAGACCGCAGAGAACCGCGCAAGCATCGCGGAGATTTGGGCGAACTCATCGCTCAAGGATGTGCCGAATGAGATGGCCTACAAGACATTCCACGAGGTGATTTTGGAGTGCAGCTGGCAGAGCCAGCTTCTCCCGGCGTGGAAAAAGGCTGTCGAAAAGGCCCAGGGTGAGCAGATGCTGGCGAAGCACTGCCTTGCTGCCCGCACCCGGATGCTCAAGTCCAGAGCTGAAAGAAAGCTTCTTGGGCAGGCAAACCAGAACGGAGGACAAAATGCCTAGATACAAAGTCATCGTAGAGTGCAGCGGCCCGCACGGGAACGCGGCGCTTACATACCGCATCAACGCCGCGAGTCAGTTTGCGGCAGAGTTCAGGGCCTGCCAGCTGGCGGGCGATCATTACCCCGAGTATCGGGACATCAAGCCGGTGAGGACGGAGGTGCTGAAAAATGGATGAAGTAAGATTGATTGACGCGAACGCTTTGCACAAGCGCATTGAAATGAACCTTCGCGCCAGCAATCCGGTCACTATTGAAGAATGCTGCTATAAGGATGCCCTGAACAGCGTGGACGAGGCTACCACCATTGACCCGGAGAACTTGCGACCGACGGCAAAGTGGATTATTGTGCGGCGCATGGCAGATGGTGCGGAGTGCAAGTGCGGGGGCTGCGGACGCAAAGAGGTTTTTACAACATTCGACCGGCACACGGAACATGCCTATTGCTGCCGCTGCGGGTGCAAAATGGAGGGCTTTTATAATGACTGAATACATCCGGCGCGAGGCTGTGTTAAAGAGCCTGGAATATACCACGATATGTGAGGCAGGAGCAGAGAATATTATCTCGCTTACCCTCCGTGCGGCACGAGAAAAGGTTGAAAAACTTCCTGTTTTGCGGGGAAAAAACCTCTTTCCCGCATGGCGCGACCCTGAAAAGAACCCTCCGGAGGTCGAAACCGAAGTGCTGGTGCTGGTTGACTGTGGGAAAGGATACTGCATCACAACGGCCTTTTATGAGGACGGAACTGTTTCTCAGTACGAAAGCCTCTGGCAGTGGGAAGATGTCGATGATTACGGCATTTATGACGAAGAAGAGGACTTGTATAGGCTCCCGAAAGGCTGGTGGGAATACCGCCACTTTACCCCGGATGATGCACTGGAATGCCCGATAGATAAGCCGGTTGTGGGCTGGATGCCGCTGCCGGAGAAGGTGCTGAAAAATGACGATGACGCCGTGTAAAGACTGCCCCACTCGTCACCCGGTGTGCCACGACACATGCCCCAAGTACGCCGAGTTCAAGCGACAGCGGGAAGCGGAAGCCGCTTACACCCGCGAGATGCTGGACACAGGCAAGGTCTACCACTACGACCACGAGGACCGGCACCGTGAAAAGGGGCGCAAGCGGTACATGGGAGCGAACGGAGGTGCGGACAGGTGAAGCGGACTGCAAGTAAATGGGTTGACCCATCAAAGAGACTGCCTCGTAGCCTGAAGCCCGTCCTCTTTGTAGAAAAATCGCTCTTCCACGAGGAAGCGGTGGTCGGATGCTATGACTCCACCTATAAATGCTGGACGATTTTAGAGTATGGGTACAGCATCACAAGATCCATTCCAACCGAAAACGTGCGATGTTGGATGCCGAAGCCCAAGCCGCCTAGAAAGAGGGAACCTGCAAAAGCGAACGGAGGAGCGGACAGATGAAAGTGCTTATCGCCTGTGAGGAATCACAGGAAGTATGCAAGGCATTTCGGGCAAAAGGCCACGAAGCCTACTCCTGCGATATTCAGGAGCCGTCCGGCGGACATCCCGAGTGGCATATCTTGGGCGATGCGCTCAAGGCCATTGAGGGTGGGCAAATCGTAACGATGGACGGCGTGGCGCATGAAGTCGGAAAGTGGGATTTGCTCATTGCACACCCGCCCTGCACTTATCTAAGCAACGCCGGAGCAAGGCATCTTTGGAAAGGGCATGAGCTTCAGGCAGACCGTGTGATGCTTGGCATTCAAGGCCGAGACCTGTTCATGCGTTTCTGGTGGGCAGATGTTCCACGGATTTGCATAGAGAACCCAGTGCCAAGCCGGGTATTCTGCCTGCCGAAGTATGCGTAGAGCGTTCAGCCGTATCAGTTTGGTCACCCATACACCAAAAAAAACCTGTCTTTGGCTCAAGGGTCTGCCGCCGTTGATCCCAATTAACATTGTAGAGCCTGTTGCTACATGGTGTCCGTCCGGCTCGTATAGTCATAAACACGATGCAAAAAATAAGGGAATGTTTACGACTGATCGGGCGAAGAACAGAGCCAAAACATTTCCGGGAATCGCAAAGGCAATGGCTGAACAGTGGGGGTAAGCAGATGAAACCGAAAACGAAATCCGAGCTGATGGCCGAATGGGCCAGCCAGCCCGACCAGCTCAAAAGAGAGCGGGAGGTAAAGGCCATCCGCAAGGCGATGGACGATGCCCGCGCCGTGATGCAAGACGGTCTGACCCGGTACGTCAAGAAAAAGACCAAAGCCCGTAGCATGGCAAAGGCTGAAGCTGACCCCTTTGCTGAACTGGAAGGCTGGGAAAGCATGGAGCAGATCCAGGATGCCTACGGCTACGGCGAGATCACCGCCGACAGGCGGGACAAACTCACCGACCTGTGGGAAGCCCGGGAAGCTGCCAGGAGCAGCCGCAAGGGCGCGGACAAGTACCACGACCTTGTGACGGAGATGTTGGAAACCGCCATCCGCCGGGTGGGCAATGAGTACGCAGATATGCTATTTGAGTATGACCAGCAGCGCAGGGAAGCTGAAAAGCAGTGCGAGCAGCTGGCAATGGAAGGGATGATGAAAAAATGAAAGCTGTTCTGATAAGCATCAAACCCAACTGGTGCAAGTGGATTTTGAGCGGAAAGAAAACCCTTGAGGTACGAAGAACCCGCCCAAAACTTGACACACCGTTCAAGGTATACATCTACTGCACCCGTTCATATGACTGGCGCATGAAATTGCCCAAAATCGGGATGGAGAAGATGAACGGCAAGGTGATTGGCGAGTTTGTCTGTGATTCCATTGAAGAGGTCGATATTTCATATCCGGCATATCAGGACAGACTGGGTGAACGTTTTACAAAAGATTCACGTGTGCCATATTTCCAACTGCACCGTTACGCATCCAAAAACAGACTTCATGACAATCTGTTTTTCTGGCACATTTCAGAACTTAAATTTTACGATAAGCCTGTGAAGCTTAAAGATTTTTGGGCGATACAACCCTGTACGCATCGCGGAGACTGCTGCACCTGCCGCAGATGGGATGCAAAAAAGCTGATTTGCCGTGGAGAAGCGTTCGGGATCGAACGTCCGCCGCAAAGCTGGTACTATGTGGAGGATGGCAGATGAAACTGACCCTCTACGGCGACCCCCGCACCAAGAAAAATTCCGCACGCATTCTCCGCACACGCTCCGGGACCCCATTCGTGGCCCCCAGCAAGGTTTATGTGGATTATGAGACGGACTGCCTGCGGCAAATCAAAAAGCCGCACAGCCCCATCTCTGCCCGCGTGAACGTGAGGTGCGTGTACTACATGAAGACCGCCCGCCGGGTCGATCTGGCAAACCTCATCGAGGCGACCACGGACATCCTGGTAAAAGCCCGCGTGCTGGAGGACGACAACAGCAAGATCGTCGCCGCCCACGATGGCAGCCGGGTGGAGCTTGATCGGAAGACCCCCCGGGCGGAGATCTGGATTGAAGAAATGGAGGACTAAAATGGCTGAATATCATGTTGGGTGTGGATTGTTTGGAAATATCTACGCTGGAACTTATGCGCCGCCCCGCAAGGATGGTTTGCAGGCATGGCGTAACAAGTCAGAGGTGACAAGCGAAGCAGTCGAAGCGGTCATGGGGCATTTTATCACGGAAATGGAGCGTGACGATAAGACAAAGCTCAAAAAGGTGTGGGGAGTTATCGGAAACAAGAAGCTAAAAGTCACTTTTGAGATTTTTGCTGGCAAGGAGGAAAACAATGGCCCACACATGGATACCTGACTCCGACACACCAAAGCCTGACATTGGCGCGGACTACCAGACCGTCAAGGCGTGGTTTCAGCAGTGCCGCGACCTTGCGGCGGCTATCGAAGTCCAGAAGCAAAAAATACAGCGCATCCGGGACGTGGCCGAAAAATGCACCCAGAACCTGAGCGGGATGCCTGCGGGTGGTGGCAATGGGGACAAGGTGGGCTTCGCTGTAGAGCAGCTGGACACCGAACGCCGACAGCTTCAGAGGATGGAGACGGATCTGTGCAATTTGCGTGTCGAGGCCACCCGGCGGGCATACTGCCTGATAGCCGAGCCGGAATGCGCCGAAGCGATTTGCGAGCACTATGTCATAGGCAAGTCTCACAAAGAAATCGCAAAAGAAGTCGGCGTGTGCGGGGCAGATGTGGTCTACCGGCGAATCAAACGCGGATGCATGGCCCTGGCCGAGATATGGGACGAGTTTTCTGACGTGCAAAGTGTACAACATGCACAAGAAAACACAGCGTGATTTTGGAAGGGGTCAGCTCTTTTCAAGTCTGTAAGCTTAGATGTAAAATTCTAATAAGCGGTTCAGCGCTAAGCGGTAGCCGCTTGCCACGCAGCCCGCAAAACGGTGAAGGAGAACAGGAAAGCATGAAAACCTGTCACAAGGAAGGAACCGTTTTGGGGGGCTGCTTCTATGCGAGGTTTGGGAAGCCACATAACAGGGCTAGCAGTTTTGTGGAACGGTTCGACTCCGTAACCTCGCACCGTATGACGCATGGACTCATCCCCCACAAAGCTGCACGCTTAACCTCCCGTGCCACGAGAGAAAGCTTTGAATCCCTGAGGGTGTGGGTAGACTTCCCGATGGGATGTGCGTCAAACAACAGCCCTGGCGGAGAACCAGGGCTGTTTTATATGGCCGCCTGAGCGCAGTACGGAGCGCGTGTCAGCTGAGATATTGCTGGCTGGTTCGAGTCCAAGGGCGGTGTTTTATACTCCGGTAGCTCAAGTGGTAGAGCGGCGGTCTCCAAAACCGCATGTTGCAGGTTCGAGCCCTGCCGGGAGTGCTTGCATGATCTGACGAGAGCGGGGAGTGCAATAGCGGAGCATCCGGCCGCGAAAGTTCTGGGCGCAGAGGCTTTGCACCCGACAAGCAAGGCCTCTTATTTTGATATTCTGACCGTTCGGATTTTCCGGGCGGTTTTTCTTTTGCAGGAAAGGAGATGCCAACTGTGAGATATGGTGTGCCGTATCGTGGAAGTAAGAACAAAATCGCACAGTGGGTTGTCTCTAATCTTCCTGCTGGCGACACGCTGATTGATCTGTTTGCTGGCGGTTGCGCAGTCACACACGCCGCATTGCTTTCTGGCAAATGGAATCACATTGTCGCGAATGACATCGGCGATGGCCCACAGTTGTTTATGGATGCTATTCATGGCAAGTATGCCAATGAAAAGCGCTGGATTAGCCGTGAAGATTTTCACCGTCTGAAAGAATCCGACCCTTACGTTTCACTTTGCTGGAGCTTTGGAAATAATCGCACGGATTACCTCTACTCAAAAGAGATTGAACCGTGGAAAAAGGCTTTGCATTATGCAAGAGTGTTTGGCGATACATCGCTTCTTCGAGAGTTTGGCGTGGATGAAAAGAATTGCCGCCTTGAAAGCCTAGACAGACTTCAAAGTTTGAATGGGCTTCAACGATTGCAGAGCATCCAAAACCTCAATGATTGCGACAAAATAACGCTTTCTCAAAAAGATTATCGTGACGTTGAAATCCAAGAAGGCTCAATCGTTTATGCTGACCCACCGTACAAAAAAACACGTTGTACGGGATACAAAGGAAAATTCGATTATGACGCTTTTGAGCATTGGTTGTCAGACGTTCCTTTCATGGTGGTTGTTAGCGGATACGAATGCCCATTAGAGTGCATAGAAGTGGCACAAATAAGCAAACAGCCGATTATCGGAACAAATAATTTATACGGTTCTAGCGTAGAAAGATTGTTTGTGCAAGAACGGTTTGTTGAACAGTACAAAAATTCATTTAACATGAGAGGTGGTGGCGGTGAGTGCGAAGCGGCTGACAGACAGGCAAAAAAAGAAAATCGTTGCGGACTATGTGCAGCTGCAGAGCTACGCCAGAGCTGCCAAGTTGAACGACGTGGCAGAAAGCACCGTTCGGAAAATCGTGAAAGATAATCCCAAGTGTGCGGATTTGTGCGCCTTAAAAAAAGAGCAGAACACGCAGGACATGCTTTCCTACTTAGGCAGCAAGCGCGGGGAAGCACAGGATCTTCTCGGGCTGTACCTTCAGGCGATGGCAGACCCGGACAAGATCGCGGAAGCAACGCTGCCGCAGCTGTCCACGGCGTTTGGCACCATCGTGGACAAGTTTGCTATGCTGGGAGACCAGAGCGGCATAGAAGCCCAGGACGATGGCCTGCTGGAAGCCCTGAGCGCTGCCGCAGACATCAGCCCGCCGGATGACGTGGAGATGCTGCCGGAGGAAGAGGACGACCATGCGGAAAAGTAACGGTTTCCGCTGGAAAGCCCTCAGCCAGCGGCAAAAGCAGGTCTTGAGCTGGTGGACACCGCAGAGCGCATACAGCGGGTACAACGGCATCATTGCAGATGGCGCCATCCGTTCGGGCAAGACCTTTGCCATGAGCTTTTCTTTTGTCCAGTGGGCCATGACCTGCTACAGCGGGCAGCAGTTTGCCATGTGCGGCAAAACTATTGCCAGCTTCCGGCGCAACGTGCTTGGTACGCTCAAGCAGCAGCTTGCGGCCCGTGGCTACAACGTCAAGGAGCATCGGGCAGAAAACTGCATGACCGTCAGCAAGGGCGGCAGAATCAACGAGTTTTACTTTTTCGGCGGCAAGGACGAGAGCAGCCAAGACCTGATCCAGGGCATCACGCTGGCCGGGGCATTCTTTGACGAGGTGGCCCTGATGCCGCAGAGCTTTGTCAACCAGGCCACGGCCCGTTGCTCTGTCACCGGGTCGAAGTTCTGGTTCAACTGCAACCCGGGCAGCCCACAGCACTGGTTCTATCTGGAGTGGGTGCGGAAATGCCGCTCCCGCAAGATGATGTATCTCCACTTTACGATGGACGACAATCTGTCGCTTTCCGAGGACATCAAAGCCAGATACCGCAGCCAGTACAGCGGCGTTTTCTATCAGCGCTACATTCTTGGCCTGTGGACCGTGGCAGAGGGCCTTGTATATGACATGTTCGACCGCAAGAAGCACGTTATTGATGTACTTCCGGCGCTGTCTCCAAAGAGCGCCTATGTGGCGTGCGACTTTGGCACCCAGAACGCAACGGTTTTCTTGCTGTTCCAGAAGCAGGCAGATGCAGACTGCTGGATCGTCACCCGGGAATATTACTACAGCGGCCGCGAACAGAAGCGGCAAAAGACAGTGGGCGAGTACGTCACAGACCTCAAGGCGTGGCTGAAGGGACTCAAGCCGGAGAGGATCATCGTTGACCCCTCTGCCCTGCCCCTGATTACGGAGCTGCGCAAGAATGGCTTTACCCAGACCCCCGCAAACAACGACGTTCTGAGCGGCATTCTGGACGTGCAGACCATGCTGCAGACCGGCCGGCTGAAGATCTACAAAGACTGCAAGCACACGCTGGAAGAGTTCGGCGTGTACGCTTGGGACCCGGACAAAGACGACACCGTGCTGAAGGTAAATGACCACTGCATGGACGCTATCCGCTATTTCGTGCGCACAAAGCGCCTTGTGAAACTGAGGGATTGATTTTGAGCACTGTATACACATTCCAGACCTTCCAGCAGGCGCAAGCCGCCGGGGAACAGCCTGATTTCATCCGGCGGTTCGTGCAGCAGCACTGCAGTTCCGGACCTTACAGAATGGCGCTGGACGCTGATCTGTACGACGCCCAGAAAAACCCGGGGGCTGAACGCTTCGCGCAGGCTTACGCTTTGATGCTGAAACGCCTGTCCAAAAACACAAAGCAGGATGTCCTGCACCCCGATATGGTCAAGAGTAATCTTTTCCGGCGGCTCAACAAGCAGCGGGCGACCTACTCCCTCGGCAACGGCGTGGTCTTTGCGGACGATGGCGTGGACAAGGGCAAGCTTGGGCAGAACTTTGACGAGCAGATCCAGAAAGCCGGATATTTCGCCCTGATCCACGGTGAGAGCTTCGGATTCTGGAACAACGACCATCTGGTGATTTTCAAGCTGACCGAGTTCGCGCCCCTGTACGATGAAAAAACAGGCCTTTTGCAGGCGGGTGTGCGCTTTTGGCGGTTGAACCCGGACACGGATATGCACTATATCCTGTACGAGCTGGACGGCTTTACCGAGTACACGGAAAGTAAAATCGGCAATGTGATGCAGGAGACAACGCCGAAGCAGGCATACAAGAGCGTGACCGTCACCACACCCGGCGGCGGGCTGGAAAGCGTAGAAGGAGAAAACTACAGCGCCCTGCCCATTGTGCCGCTGTGGGGCTCAGACCTGCACCAGAGCACCCTTGTGGGCCTGAAAGCCTACATCGACAACACTGATCTGGTGATGTCCGGCTTCTGCAATGACTTGCAAGACTTTTCGCAGATCTACTGGCTGTGCGAGAACTTCAACGGCATGACCGATGGCGAGCTGCAGGAGTTTCTTGTCAAGCTGAATCTGTACCACATTGCAGGCGCAGACACCAGCGAGGGCGGCAAGATCACCCCCTATACCACCGAGATCCCTGTGACGGCCCGGCAGGCTCTGTTAGAACTGCTCCACACCCGGGTGTATGAGGACTTCGGCGGTCTGGATGTGCACTGTGTCAGCGCGGACAGCACCAACGACCATCTGGATGCGGCCTATGAACCGCTGAATCAGAACGCGGACGATTTCGAGGCACAGATCAAGCCGTTCATCCGGCAGGTCTGCGCACTGGCTGGCTTTGACAACGCTATGCCGGCATTCAACCGCAGCAAGATCACCAACACAGCCGAACAGGTCGCAACGGTGATTTCTGAGGCGCCGATCATCGGGCAGGACATGGCAATAGACTTACTGCCCAACCTGACCCCGGAACAAAAGGAGCAGGCCAAGGCCGCGCTGATGGCTGAGAGCGCAACACGGGAGACCGTGGACGAGGACGAGGATGACAACGGTGATGAAACATGATTTCTGACCGTGACCGCATTTCCACCCGGCAGCTGAACCGCCTGCGCCGCCGCATTTTGCGGGTATACGGCACTGCCCGCCGGGAGATGACCGAGCAGCTCACCAAGTTTCTGGAAAAGTACCGAGCGTTGGACGAACGCAAGCGGGTGCAGCTGGATTCAGGCGAGATCACCGAAGAGGATTACCGCATCTGGTTGCAAAATCAGGTCTTTCAATCCGAGCTGATGCACCAGAAGCTGGACAGCATCACCCAGACCTGCACCATAGCCCAAGAGACGGCCTACAAGCTGGCCCGGGACGAGCAGTACAACATCTTTTCCTTTGGCGCAAACTGGGCTTTCTACGAGCTGGAACAGGCCGCAGGCGTGACGTTCGGGCTGACCCTGTACAACACCGAAGCAGTCAAGCTGCTGCTGAAGGAAAACCCCAAGCTGGTGCCAAACAAGCGCATCAAGAGCGAGAGCAACCGCATCTATGACGCCCGGGTGTTCAACCGTTACGTCATGCAGGGCATCGTACAGGGCAAGAGCGTCCACGACATCGCCGTGCAGGCCGTCAACGGCATGGCTGATACAGAGATCCACTGGGCCATGAACAACGCCATCACAGCCCTTACCAGCGCCCAGAATGCCGGGGCTTTGCAGCAGATGCGAAACGCCCAGGCTTTGGGAATCGAGGTCAAAAAGCGGTGGAACTCCACCCACGACTACCGCACCCGTGAAATGCACCGCCTGCTTGACCAGCAGACAGCAGAGCTTGACGAGCCGTTCAAGGTCATGGGATACGAGATTCAGCGCCCCGGCGACCCCAACGCAGCCCCGGAGATGGTTTACCACTGCCGCTGTGTGCTGTCCTCTGCTCTGGGCAGGTATCCCCGGCAGAACGCCATGCAGCGAGACAATGTGACCAAAGAGACAACGCCCGTCATGGACTACAACGAGTGGTATAAATCCAAGGGCGGAAAGGAAAAAGAGCAAATGTAGTGGGCAGAAGAGAGAAAACGGAGAAAGGAGAGCGCAAAGCATGAAAAATAAGAAGTTTGGGATTGTCGTAATCAACGATGACTTTTTCTTGAACTTTTGCCGTGATTTTAAGCCTCCGTGTGGTTACATTAAGCCAAAACACGCGCGGCCTTCCTACGGAAATGGCGCAAAGAAGCATGGAGCACACAAACGCATTATTAGGACAATGGAAGGATTCAGAAAATGAATGTCTTGACGTTGGGCAGAGCAGGAGGAAGAAGGAACGAGAATGAAGCATAAAAATAAGGCCCTGCCACCCGGCAGAGCCTAAAGGTCACAGACCTTTGATTTGGTTGAGCAGAGCCGCACGCAGGGCATCGGTTTCAGCGTCCGCTTGTGGCTTGTTCGGGTCATCCGGGATATATTCCAGTATATCGCCGGGCTGACAATGAAGCACCTCACAAATTTTGTCAAGCGCCCCAACGGGAAACTGCTTGATAGTGCCAAGACAGATTGCTGATATGGTAGGCGGTCTAATCCCAGTAGCTTCAGCGAGTTCCTTTTGGGTCATGTTTGCGTCTGCGAGCAAGGCCTTTAAGTGATAGCTTATCGACATTTCTAACACCTCTTTTCCTACATCTATAATACTACGCCATCCGTTAATAGTCAATACGCAAAACGTAAAAAATATTTTTGAAAATTACGGAAAACGTATTGACGAATTACGCAATTCGTAGTATAATAGATGCATGGAAAGGAGGTCAGAGGTGCAAGGGAGCAAATACCGGGAGGTGATGCTCCGTGACTAGCAAGGAGTTTGCAAAGCTCACCAGAGCCGAGCAGTTGGCACGGTTTGACGCATATAAAAAAGCGGCCAGCGCTGGAACGCTGAACCGCTAAGACACAAGAAAGCAACCAGTCAAGAAGCCCCTTGCACCTCCATTTTATTTTTTTATAAGCGATTTGTCAAGTAAAATGTGAGGTTTTAGCAATGGAAACACCAAAAATCACGAAAGTGGAGCTTGAACTGGATGCTGTTTCTGGTGAACTCCGAGTAATGCACGACCTGTTGAACATCTTTGCCAACTGGTTTGAGGAAACGCACAAGACCGATATGATCAAGCGGGAGCGCACCAGCGAGCTTGTGAGCCAGATTTGGAGAGAAGCCCCGATGTACAACTCCATGCTGACGGCCCTGTTTGCATCCCTTACCGGTCTGGAAAAGGAAGTAGACGAAGTACTTAACTATCAAATTGCAGAACAAGAGGTAAACGCATGAGTAACATCCAGATTTTCAACTACCGGTCCAACGAAGTCCGCACCGTAGAGATGGGCGGCGAACCGTGGTTTGTCCTCAAGGACGTGTGCACAGTGCTGGGCATTTCCCACATCACGGACACCGCCAAGCGCATGGATGAGGATGAGGTCGGTCAGACCGAGGTCATCGACAGCATGGGTCGCAAGCAGTCCACCTACATCATCAATGAGAGCGGCCTGTACAACGTCATTCTCCGCAGCGACAAGCCGGAAGCCAAACCGTTCCGCAAATGGGTCACGTCCGAGGTGCTGCCCTCCATCCGCAAGAATGGCGGTTACATCGCCGGACAGGAGCAGCTCACCCCGGAAGAGCTGATGGCAAAGGCGCTGCTTGTGGCAAACAAGACCCTTGCAGACCGGGAAGCCCGCATCTGTGAGCTGACCGCACAGAACAGTCAGCTCACCGTGGAGAAGCAGATCATGCAGCCCAAGGCCGAGTATTTTGACGAGCTGGTTGACCGCAATCTGCTGACCAACTTTCGGGAGACCGCCAAGGAGCTGGGCATCAAGCCCAAAGCCTTTGTGGCATGGCTGCTGGAAAAGAAATTCCTTTACCGTGACCAGAAAGGCAAGCTGCTGCCCCGAGAGGACAAGAACAGCGGCCTGTTCGAGGTCAAGGAAGCCAAGAACGACAAGACCCAGTGGAGTGGCGTACAGACGCTTATCACTCCCAAAGGCCGAGAGACGTTCCGGCTGCTGTACCTGTAACTGAATAACCGACCCTGCCCCACACCGGGGCGGGGTTTTGTTATACATAGAGTAAACCATGAACTTTAACTACGACATCAAATTCACCGACAACGCCCCGCAGCTGCATGAAGCGCTGGACTCGTGGGCGGAGCGAGTGCTGACCATCTGGGGCATGAAGGTGCAGGACTACGCCCGGCTGCTTGTGCCTACTGGCACGGCAGACAGCACGGGCATTGAGGGCTACGTGGGCGGCGCGCTCAAGCAGAGCCTGACCTACGCCGTAGACCTCGCAAAAAAGACCGTGACCATCGGGTCGAACCTGTTTTACAGCGTCTATGTGGAGCTGGGAACGGGCATCTTTGCCGAGAAGGGCAACGGACGAAAAACGCCGTGGGTCTGGAAGGACTTCAACGGTGGATGGCACTTCACCCGGGGTATGGAAGCCCGCCCGTTTCTCCGCCCGGCGGTGGAAAAACACATTGATGAGCTGCGAGAGATCGCCGTGGAAGAAGCAGAGAAGGGAGAATGACCGTGGAACAGCAGGATTGCAGCAACTGCCGTTGACATGATGGCTTTTCGTGGGTGTGCTTCAATGGTTGCTCTGAGCGGGCGGCTGATTTTACAGACCCGGAGGACATCTGTCCGGCGTTTGAAGCGGAGATTTCTCCCGAAGCTTAATACTCAGCGGTTGGCGCACAGCGTCAGCCGCTTTTTTATGCCGCTTTAGCTCAGGTTGGCAGAGCACCGGATTTGTAATCCGGGGGCCGTGGGTTCAAGCCCCACAGGCGGCACCACACCGGCAGCACGTCCGGCAAATTAAACCTTATTGCCAAGCATGGCAGCCCGAGCAAGGGCGGAAAGGACTATCACATGGCACTCAAAAGAGCTGACATCCGCACGATTCTGGAGAACACCGAAACCTCCAACGATGACAAGGCGAAAGCCATTCTGGACGCCCTGCACAAGGAGACGGACGAGCTCAAAGACCAACTGGATGCAGAAAAAACAGCCCGCACACAGGCCGAGAAAGAGCGGGACGAGGCCAACGGCGGCAAGCAGGCCGCAGAAAAGGCTCTGACCGACTACAAGGCCCAGCAGACCCAGAAGGACACCCGGGCCACGAAAGCAGCGGCCTACAAGCAGCTGCTGAAGGACAATGGCGTGCTGGAAAAGCACTTTGACCGCGTTGTAAAAATGACCGGCGCGGACATCGACGCTTTGGAGCTGGACGAGAACGGCAAGGTCAAGGACGCAAAGAAGTTTATGGACAGCCAGAAAGACGTATGGGGCGACTTTGTGGCCACGACCACGACCACCGGCGCAAAGGTGGACACCCCGCCCACCAACAACAGCGGAGTTTCCAAAGAGGACTTCGAGAAAATGAGCCTTGATGCCCGTATCAAGCTCAAAAACGAAAATCCTGAGCTGTATCAGCAGCTGAGGAAAAAGTAAGAAAGTGAGGACATTTTATGGCAGATACTTTTGGCGGTTTCCCGTTTGACGTTGAGGTGTTCGGCGATTACATGGCCGAACAGAACACCATCAACACCAACATCATCGCATCTGGCGTCATCCGTGAGGACGCTTCTATCATGAGCCTGATCGGCGAAAAGGGCAACGTGGCGACTATCCCGTTCTACACCGAGCTGGACGCAAACGCTTCCCCTGCACTGAACAACGACGGCAACACCAATAACGAGCCCACCGACATTTCCGGCAGCAAGCAGACCTGTATGCTGATCCAGCGCATGAAGGCATGGAAAGCACAGGACTTTACCCGCGAACTGACCGGCGCAAAGCCCATGGAGCACATTGCGCAGCAGGTGACCCACTTCTACCAGCAGGTATGGCAGAAGGAACTCATGACCGAGGTTGACGCAATTCTGCAGAATACCGATATGAGCTCCCATATCTACGACATCACCAAAAACGACAATAGCAAGGTGGATGCAGAGACCATTCTGTATGCACAGCAGGCCGCGTTTGGCGATACCGCATCTTCTGGCGGCCTGATTGTGCTGCACAGCATGATTCTGGCAAAGTATAAGGCCCTGCAGTTGGTCGATTACGACAAGTACACTTTCAACGACGCACTGCGCACCGAGGTCACTCTGCCCCGCATTGGCGGCATGACGGTTCTTGTCAATGACGCAGCAACTAAGGCCTCCGTGACGTTGTCGAGCGGCGCAACCACTGCTTACAACACCTATTTCCTGGGCGTCGGTTCCTTCGTCGGTTGCCGCAAGACCAACTACGAGAACCCCTACTACACCGATTACGACCCCGAAGAGAAGGCCGGTATTCAAAAGCTGTATACCAAGGAGGGCCGCGTGATCCACCCCAATGGCTTCAGCTTCAAGGCAGACAACGTGACCGGCGCTTCGCCTGCGACCACCGATCTTGCCAAGAAGGCAAACTGGGAGCGCAAGTTCAAGCCCGAAAACATCAAGATCGGTAAGATGGTCTCTCTGGGCTAAGACAGGAGGTGACACCGCATGACCGTCCCTGAGCTGTGCGTTTACACGCACAATTTCTTTGACCGGGCAGACGACCCCATTGCCGGGGAGTTTGTCTTTGAGCCGGATACCGTTCCCGCCGGGGTAGTGCTGGGGCAGTATTTCCTCGTGTGTGGCTCTATCTTCAACGACGGCGTACACAAAGCCGGGGACGGCGATTTGATGGCCGAGACCTTTAACGGTACGGTGCAGCCTATGCGTGTGCCGCCCGCTTTTGCCGCGCTGGCCGAAAAAATCGACGCTTACGACAAGGCGCTCCCGTCCGGCGGCGTGTATGTATCTCAGTCCTTCGGCGGCTGGTCCGGCACGATGGCTACAGGCACGGACGGCCTGCCTGCAGACGGCAAGACCCGCTATAAATCCGAGATCAATCAGTGGAGGAAGATGTGACATGGTCAATCCGTTCACTGCATCCACCGTGATGCAGAGCTTTACCAAAAAATTCTGCTTCCAGACCCGCAGCTATGAGCCGGATGGCGTCGGCGGCTTTGTGTCCGGCTGGACGGACGGCCCGGAATTTGAGGCCGTAGAGCGCCACGACACCACCGTGGAGGCTCAGGTTGCAGAGCAGGCGGCTACAGCGTCCACCTATACGCTGCTGGTCAACACCGGTGTGCCGCTGGCCTTCCCGGACTACATCAAGCGGGTGAGCGACGGGCAGACCTTTCAGGTGACGAGTGCAGCCGATGAGGGCAAAGCCCCGCCGGAATCCGGCATGGGCCTGCGGGCCGTGAAGTGCAAAAAGGCGGTGCTGCCGTGATGGGTCCCTCTGAGAGCATCAACCGGGCGCTGAACACTTTTTTCAACGGGTTTGGCATCCCGGGCTATCTGGAAGACAACATCCCACCCAGCGCAACACTGCCGTACCTGACCTATCAGCCGACAATTCCCGGCGGCTGGAATGAGTCCGGCACCTTCCACGCCCGGCTTTGGTACCCGAGTGCCAAAGGCCGGACACCTATTTTACAGACCGAAGACAAGATAAGCGCAGCCCTTGCAGATAGCTTGACCATCGAATGCGAGGGCGGCGCTATTCTTTTGCGCAAAGGCAGCCCGTGGGCGCAGCCACTCGACAACCCGCCCGAGGGCTATCTGTGCGAATACCTCAATTTTGAGCTTACACGGCTTATCCCGTGAGAAAGGATCCTTTATGCCTGAAACTCTGGCAAAAAAGTTCGCGGTCAATGTGCTGACCCCGGATGCGTTCAAGAGCATCCCGAAAGGCTCCGGCAATCTGCTTTCCACATTTGATCTTTCCGCTCCCAAAATCGACAGCACCAATGTCGTGTGCGCCACGCAGGGCGGCGTGACCATCTCCTACAGCAACAGCATGGAGGATACGCTGGCCGACATCGACAACGCACCCACCAACACCAAGCAGGGCAATGAGGTCACCGGAACAACCGCCACCATCGCCTTTACCACTCCCAACGCAAGCCCCGACGTGCTCAAGCTGGCCATCGGCACGGCTGACATCGATGCGGACGACCCCACCCATGTGGTCCCCCGCATCGAGGCTGCCCTGAAGGACTACAGGGAGCTGTACTGGGTTGGCCCTATGATCGGCGGCGGCTTTCTGGTTTGCAAAATTTTCAATGCCCTTTCTTCCGGCGGCCTGAGCCTCAAGACGGCTCACCGCGGCGGAGGCTCCATGCAGATCACTCTCACCGGCTACGCCGACCTGGAAAATCCCACTCAGGCCCCCATGGAATTTTACTCGATCGTCAAGGCCCCGACCGGGGACTAAGGAGGACATATGCGCAATATCATCGATCTCGACGGCACCGAATACCTCAAGCGCACCTATGAGTGTGCGCAGGCTTATAAAAAGTACGTGGCAGACTCCGGCGTGATGGACATTCTGGGCCGCGAGCCGGAACTGACCGGCACGGAGACGGACGCAGAGCGGCTGGAAAAGCGCCGGGCGCAGGCTAACAAAAACGCCGTGGACATGACCAAGCTGCTTTACACGGACAAGGCAGACCTCACCCTCGGCATCCTGCCCCTGTTCGTGGTGCTGGACAAGGACGAGGAGCAGCCGCCTACCCGGGTGCTGGCCTCTGCCATGAGCCGGGCGCTCCGGGATGTGGATTTCATGGATTTTTTTCAGTCCTTGATGTGATCGGCGCGGACGGCTACCGGCGGCTGGTATCCACCATCCGGCTGGATATGCTCCGGCTGCTGGGCAAGCCGTACATCATGGAGCATATCCGCGCCGAGGTGCGCAGGCATCAGGAGGCGCAGCTTTTCCGGGACTATGTGGCCGACGCCATCGGGCAGTATCTCGGCATCCAGCCCCTTTACTCCGGGCTTGCATCCAAGCATTTCCCCCTGCTGCGCACCAAAGAAGACACCCGCACGGCGGAGCAGATCACCGCCGAAAATGCAAAGGCTCTGGCAGAGCTGTGCGGAGGAGGTGAAACGCCCTGAACATATTTAATCTGGAAGCGACTCTGTCGCTGGATGATTCCGCTTACCGGCAGAGCATCCAAAACGTGCAGAACAGCACCAAAAGGGCTGTCACGGAGCTGGGCTCCGAGTACAGCAAAGCGGCGCAGAAAGTTGCCGAGCTGACAAAGCGATACAACGAATCGGCTGAAAAGACCGGGCGCACCTCTGCGCAGACCAAGGAGCTGAAAGCCGCTCTGGCCTCTGCCCGAGCCGAACTGAAAGAGACCACCTCGGCTCTGAAATCAGCCAACATCGGCATGACGGAGTTTGGCGGTTCATCCGAGACCGCCAGCGGCTCTCTCACCGGAGCCATCACCAAAGCCAACCTGCTTACCGGCGTCATCTCCAACGTAAGCTCCATGGCCCTGTCTGCGGCCAAGGATTTTATCCAGACCGGTATCCAGTATAACGCCCAGCTGGAAAGCTACACCACTGGCTTTACCAACATGCTGGGCAGCGCTGAGGCGGCCAAAGCGGCCATGGACGCCATTCAGGAGGACGCAGCCCGCACTCCCTTTGACGTGGCGAGCCTGACACAGGCCAATCAGCTGCTCATCAGCGCCGGTGAAAATGCAGGCTACTCCCGCAAGGTCATCATGGCGCTGGGCGACGCTATTTCGGCTACAGGTGGCGGTAATGCAGAGCTGTCCCGCATGTCGGCAAACTTGCAGCAGATCGCCAACGTGGGCAAGGCGTCCGCCATCGACATCAAGCAGTTTGCCTATGCAGGTATCAACGTCTATCAGGTCCTGGCCGACTACACCGGAAAATCGGTGCAGGAAGTTCAGAAGATGACCATCAGCTATGATACTCTGTCTCAGGCCCTTATCGCGGCCAGCGAAGAGGGCGGACGATATTACAACGCCATGGACACCCAAAGCCAGACCATGAATGGCCGGGTATCCACGTTGAAAGATAACGTGAGCCAGCTGGCGGGTCTTATGACAAGCGATCTGAGCAGCGGAATCGGCGTGGTCATCGGCAACCTGAACAATATGGTGGTGGCTGCGCAGGACGCTTACAAAAAGGATGGGTGGAAAGGTCTCGGCGAAGCGATTCTCGGCCTGGACAACCCGATCAGCACCATCATCAGCAGTTTTGGCAGGCTGGGCTCGGCGGCTGTAAGCGCTCTGGATAGAGCCAGTTACGCCCTGAACAAGGCCCTTGGAAAAACTGCCTACTCCGATTATGACAGCTACGAGGATTACCGCACATCAACGGACCAGCAGAACTCCCGCGACCGCCGCAGGCAGGCAGCGCTAAATGGCGTTGGCATCAGCAACAAGAGCTGGTCTGAGCGGCAAGCTGAGCTTACTGCTGCCGCTGGCTCCGGTGGCAGCTCTATCGCTACTGGCGGCAGCGGCGGGAGCTCTTCCAGTGGAAAGTCTGGCTCAAGGTCCACCACCGAAACGGTCATTTCGTCCATCTCCAGAACGGCTACGACCACCGCTCAGAATGCTCTCGGCACCGTGACCACCAGCATCCAGACTCTGAGCGAAAAGGTCAAGGACAGTGCGGGCAGCATCAAAGACCGCATCACCGAGACCACCACCGAGACCGGCAAGGAGATGGTCAACGGAATCGAGACCACCTATAAACAGGTGGAGACCAAGGTCAACGGCGTGGTGACCAAAACCACAAAGACATACGACGATATGTCAAAAACGCTGGCGGCCACCCTGACCCGCACCACCAGCAAGGTAGAGGGCGGCGTGACCACAGCGATCCAGGAGGTCACCAAAAAATACGCCGACGGCTCCGAGCACATCGAAAAGACTGAGACCATCACCGAAGAAAACATCGTCGATGGCGTGGCCCAGACCACTAAAACCATCAACACCTATATCGACGGTGTGCTCCAGAACACCAAGGTCGACACCGAAGAGGCCGAAAAAAGCATTCAGGCTGCGCTTTCCCGCACCGAAAAGTATATCTCCGAGATCCAGGGGCAGTCTGACAAAGGCATTTTCGGGCTGGTAAAGTCTCTCTTTACTGACATCAAAAACAAAGACGGCAAGGCCATCGCCGGGGATGTGGTAAAGGTCATTTTCGGACAGGTGACGCAAGAGCAGCGAAACACCATTCTGAAATGGGCAGACGATGCAATGACCGCCATCAATGAGCACTACGCGCAGGGCGGCATTCAGGGGGCGCTGCAGAGCATTGCAGACCTCTTCAGCAACGACATCACCCCGGCAGTCAACGGCTCCACCAAAGAGGTGCAGAGCTTTGCCGCCGCCATGAAGGGCCTTTCCGGCACCGGAGGCTCTGGCGGCATCGTCAGCAGCATCCTCAAGCTGTTCGGCGGCGGTACAAAGGCTGCGGCGGCTGCCGGTGAAGCCGGGGCCGGGCAAGCCATTGCGTCCGCAGCGGGCGGAGCGGCCTCCTTCTTCCCGGAGTGCCTTGCTGTGCTGGCCGTCATCGCAGAGGGCGTTGTGGGCTTCAAGATGGGCCAGAACGCCCGCGCCCGCGAGGATTCTGGCGAAGAGCGCTCTTTGGGAAGCAAGCTTCTCTCCGGCGCGCTTCTGGCGGCCACCGGCCCTATCGGCTGGATCAGCTATTTCTTCGGCAAAAAGTTTGGCAAAAAGTCCTCGTCTTCGCCTGCTGCGGCAGAAAGCGCCTCGTCTGGTGCCATGAGCTATCTGGACATTCAAGACGCCTACTGGTACGGCAACGAGCGGGCTTTTGCGGGCTACGACTACCGCAGCGACCCCTTTACCTACAACCCCAACAACAATTCCGTCCCCAAATATCAGGCAGAGATACAAGCCCAGCTTGCAAAGCTGAGCACCGTAGTGGAGCAGTATCTGCCCGACGTGGCAAATCAGCAGATCGTGTTGGATGACGGCACCATTGTGGGCGCTCTCGCCCCCGGCATGAACGACCAGCTGGGCCATATCCAGATGCTTGCAGAAAGGGGTAACTGAGATGTACGAGATTTTTGCGTATCCCTACGGTGACCCCGAAAACAAGCTGACCGTCTATCAGCCGGGCAACCGACAGGCTGTGGTGCTGTCGCCCAAGCTTACCCGCGAGGTGAGCAAGGGCGGCAGCCTTACTTTTACCATGCTGCGCACCCACCCCTGCTACGAATCCATGCAGAAGATGTCCACCGCTGTGGCGGTGCATCAGGACGGCAAGGAGATATGGCGGGGCCGGGTGCTCAGCCACGAAGCCGACTGGCTCAACCGCCGGGTCATCTACTGCGAGGGAGCTCTCAGCTATTTCAACGACAGCTGCATTACCCCCTTCAACTACGAGGGCAAGCTGAGAGATTTTTTAGAATACCTCATCAAAGCCCACAACTCCCAGATCTCCGGCGGCAATGGCTACGAGGAGCAGACCAGCTACGACAAGATGAAAAAGTTTGAGCTGGGAAGGGTGACTGCCGCCCTCGGCGACCTTGTGGTGAGCTACGGCGACCGCAACCAGTACGGCGTGGGCGAGGACTACGGCAGCACATGGGACATCATCAGCAAAATGGTGCTCAAGACCTACGGCGGCTACGCTTACTGCACCTATAACTCCACCACCGGCATGAACGTGCTCAACTACTGCGACCAGGCATACGAGGCTGACCGGCAGACCGCCCAGAACATCGAATATGGCGTGAATCTGCTGGATTTCACCGAAAAGACCGACACCAACGACCTTTTCACTCGTATCTGGCCGATGGGCAACAAGCACACTGTCGAAGAGACCAAGACCCAATGGAAGTACAAATTCCTCTGGTTTAAGTGGGGCTCGACTACTGTGACGACCGGCACCCACGAAGAGCGCTACGGCATCAACGGCACGAGCCAGAGCGCCGTGGACAAGTACCTCCCGAAGAAGGGCTACAGCTGGAATCGGGAGTACGGATGGATCCAGAACGACGAGGCCGTGAAAAAGTTTGGTGTGGTCTCCAAGATCAGGGAGTTTGACACGGACAGCAGCGACGCCACCTTTGCCGCCGCGGTGCAGGACCTGGAAAAAAACGACCTCATGACCATGAGCTATGAGGTCAAGGCCGTTGACCTTGTGGATGCGGGCTATGATACCGAGCGGCTGACCTTTGCCAGCTTTGCCCATATCATCAGCAAGCCCCACAGCATCGACGTGATCATGCTCTGCACCAAGCTGGTGGAGCCGCTCGACCACCCGGAGAAGAAGGAGTACACCTTTGGCATGACCCGGCGCACCCTCACCGACCGGGCCGTGGCAAATCTGGGCGTGACCAACGAGCTCTCAGAAAAGACGGCATCCACCAGCCGGTATGCAGGTACAACGCAGATAGACACCACGCAGGCGGGCAAAACTGCCAGCGATTTCATCGACTACGCCCCCGCCTCCGGTATGACCGTTGGACACGCCAGCATCACGGCCAACATCCACTTTGGGACGGACGGCCTGACATTCTCCGGCGTGAAAAACGGCAGCGAGCTGCAAAGCTGGTCGGGCTCCACCTTTGCGGCCCAGACCACGAGCACAGACCTCTCCGGCTATGCGGCGGTGCTGCTCACCTACGACGGAGACGCCGCAGCGTGGGCTGCCGCCGGGGGCAGTGGCCGGGCCTTTGCGGTGCTGCCGGTGAACGGCAAAACCTACTCCATCCTCTTCCCCGGCGCTTTGGCCCAGCGGCGGGACGTCACAGCGTCCAAAAGCGGCGTGACCTTTGGCAGCGGATACCGACAGACGGCGGCAGGCGCATGGGTGCAGGATGATACTGCCTGCCGCCCGGAGGCGCTGCAGGGCTTTATGTAAAGGAGCGTGATTTTTATGGGCAAGCTCATGGGGGCAAAAATCGGCTCTCTGCACACCTTGGACGACCTCGGCCTTTACCTGTTGGTTGGCAGCCCGCTCATCTCCGGCGCAGAGCCGGACAAAAAGCTTGTGCAAGTGCCGGGCGGCGATTTTCTGCTCGACCTCACCCGGGCTGTGGACGGCAAAGTACACTACCTCCAGCGCACCATCCGGCTCGACCTTAAATGTAAGGCTCCGCCGGATGAGCGCCGCAAGGTGCAGAGCATCCTCGAAAACGCCTTGCAGGGGCAGTGGCTGCGCTGCGTACTGGACGAGGACCCGGCCAACTTCTGGGTGGGCCTGTGGACAGTGTCGCCCCAGAGCAGAGACCGGCATACCGGCACATTTTCCATCACTGGCACCTGCAATCCCTACAAGTACAATGCCACCGCCTACGCGGGTGCAGACTGGCTGTGGGACGATTTTTATTTTGATGAGGACGTCATCTATGACGAGCCTACGGAGGTAAAGAGCCTGTGAACAAAACTTTTGAAGAAAACATCAACGACATCCGCAAGGCAAAGCGGGGCGTTGAGGTGCGGGAGGCGATGGCCGAGAGCCTTGAGTATGTGGAGGGCTTTGCCTCCACCGCTACCCAAAAGGCAGAGGAGGCCGCAGCCAGCGCCAAAACTGCCGCTGAGGCCAAGGAAGCTGCCGCTTCCTCTGCCCGGACCGCAGGACAGCAGGCAGGCATTGCCACGCAGCAGGCCGAGACTGCCACACAGCAGGCCGAGGCCGCTGAAAGCTCCAAAGCTGCCGCTGCGGAGTCTGCCAAGCGGGCAGAGCAGTTTGCCAAGGAGACCGAGGGCCGGGTCACCACCGACCCCACCCTCACCATCTCGGGCGCTCCCGCAGACGCCAAAGCCACCGGCGACCGCATCAACGCTATCAAAATCGAGACCGACAAGACCCTCACCATCTCCGGCGCTGCTGCGGACGCTGCGGCTGTAGGCAGCATCGTACTGCCCCGGGTGGTGGTGCAGACGGAAGCGGGAAGCACCGTCACCGCAGTCAGCGGGGACAAAAAGGTAACTGGCACGGCCACCGGGGGCAGCTTTTCTGCGGCCCTGCCCCACGACGGAGAGTGGACTGTCACCGCCACGCTCGGCACCGGCGCGGCCACGGAGACGGTGCAGGCGGAATACTGCCGCACCAAGACCCTGACCCTGACCTACTACACCCTGACTGTGACGGTCAAGGCGGGCAGCACCGTCACCGCCCAGTGCGGGGACAAGACCGTCTCCGGCACCGTGCCGGAGAGCGGCAGCGTCAAGCTGTATCTGCCCATCGCTGGCACGTGGACGGTAACGGCCACTCTGGGCGACGAAACCACCACCGCCACCGTGGAAGTCACCGAGTACAAGGACTACCCCCTTGAGCTGGCCTACGTCCACATCTACGGCGCAAGCTGGGACGGCACCAGCACCACCAAGTGGAGCCGCACCGACGAGGCAGCGGAGTTTACCGACCCTGTGCCGTATGTCGCGGGCGCAAAGAGCTACGGCAGTCCTTTTGATACCTTGCAGCCTTGGGCGGGTATGGTAAAGAGCGAACGCACCGGCGGCACGATGGTGGCTATCCCCAAATTCTGGTATAAACTGGAGCAAAATGGCGCTGGCATGACTATCCAAATTGCCGAACGCGCGGTAGAGGGTTACAGCGTCAGCCCTGCCCACATGGGCAGAGGCGACGGCCACGGAGAACGGGACGTGGTGTATATCGGCAGATACCACTGCAACAGCAGCTATAGGAGCGGCACCGGCAGCCCCAGGGCGAACATGACCCGCTCCTCTGCCCGGGCGAACATCCACGGCCTCGGCTCTGCCATCTGGCAGTGCGATTTTGCTATGAGGTTTACGCTCTGGCTGCTGTACATCGTCGAGTTCGCCGACTGGAACAGTCAGGCGAAAATCGGCTATGGATGCAGTCCGAGCAGCAACGCCTTTACGATGGGTTATACCGACTCGATGCCGTATCATACCGGCACCGATCAGAGCAACCGGGCCGCCTACGGCGGTACGCAGTACCGCAACATCGAGGGCCTGTGGGATAACGTGTTGGACTGGTGCGATGGCTGCTACTACAACAGCAACGGCCTGAACATCATCCTCAACCCCGCAAACTTCAGCGACAGCAGCGGCGGCACGGCGGTGGGCGTTCCGTCCAATGGCTGGCCGTCCGCATTCAGGGTCAAGGCAAACGGCGACTTCCCGGTGTTTATCCCCACATCCGCGTCTGGTAGTGACGCAACGTACTCGTGCGATAACTGGAACTTCAGCTCGTCGGAACCGTGCCTCTGCGTCGGTGGTAACTATAGCCACTACTCCGACTTTGGTTTGTTCTACGTCCGCTGCGACGCCGCGTCGCGCTTTTACGAGTACATCGGCTGCCGCCTCCAGGAACTCCCCAACGGGGGAGTCTGAGGGGGCCGCAGCCCACTCAGATGATTGCGCCGTAAGGCGCTGAACTTTTTGGGACTGCCTGTGCATTGCCGGTGTTTTTTGTTCCCGGGCTCGTGCGATAACTGGAACTTCAGCTCGTCGAACCCGTGCCTCTACGTCGGTGGTAACTATAGCCACAACTCCAACTATGGTTTGTTCTACGTCAACTACAACAGCGCGTCGAACTATAACGGGAACATCGGCTGCCGCTTCCTTTTTTGATATTTCTAACCTCACATATTCTTGGCACAGACAGCCGCACACCCCACGGTGAAGATAGGCATTTTGGGAGCGGGCTAGTACACCCCGCAAGGGGCGCTGGAACGTCCGTACAGCTAAAAGGAGGGTATCCCAATGAAAAGGGCTGGAAAGCTCTTTGATACGCTAATATCAGACGATAATCTGTTGCTCGCCATCGATGAAGTCAACCGCACCCACCATTGGTGCAAGGGCCACCGCCCCAACACCTGCACGGCGTGGGTGGAAGAAACCAAAGCGGAGCGGGTGAAAGACCTGCGCCGTATGCTCATCAAGGGCTTTGAGCCGAAACCGCCCCATGTCTCCCAGCGCTGGGATACCAGCGCCCGGAAGTGGCGAACCATCAGCGAACCGGCGCAGTGGCCGGACCAGTATGTGCATCACGCCCTCATTCAGGCGCTGCAGCCGAAGATGATGCAGGGCATGGATTTCTACTGCTGCGGGAGCATCCGTGGCCGGGGAACGGAGCGGGAGAAGAAAGCGATCGAGCGCTGGATGAAGTATGACCGAAAGGGTACGAAGTACGAGTTTTGCGGGGACATCCGCCACTTTTACGACAGCCTGACCCCGGAAGTCGTCATGGCCCGGATGCGGCAGCTCTACAAGGACTGCCGTGTCCTCGACCTCATCCGGCGCATCATCCGGGACGGCGTAAAGCTGGGGACGTACACTTCCCAGTGGTTCGCCAACGCCGTCTTACAGCCCCTTGACCGGCTCATCCGGGAGAGCGGCTATTGCAAACACTACGCCCGGTACATGGACAACATGACGGCATTCGGTCCCAACAAACGCAAGCTGCGGAAGCTCCGCTTACTGGTCGAAGACTGGCTTGACGCCCACGGCCTGCAGCTCAAGGGCGACTGGCAGGTGTTCCCGGTGGCAAAACCGCAGCGCAAAGAGCCGCTGCTCCCGCCCCGGCGTGGCTATGAGCGCACCAAAGGCCGCCTGCCGGATGCCGTAGGCTATCGCTACGGCAGAGGGTACACCATTCCCCGCAAGCGGAATCTGCTGCACATCAAGCGGGCGCTGGCGCGGTATCGCAAGCGCAGGAGGCAGGGGAGGCCCATCACGCCCAGAGCGGCAGCAAGTCTGCTCTCGCGCCTCGGACAGCTCCGGCACTGCAACAATTATCATCTCTATCAATGGCTGTTTCGGGGAGAGCGGGTCGTCCGCGACCTGAAGCACGTCGTCCGAGAGCATCGGAGAAAGGAGAACCTGACGTGGACTATGTTTTTGGCACAGAGGGCGGCGCTGAAGTCCTCAAGACCATCGGCGACGCTCACACCGGTCTGACCGGCTACCACCAGCTTGAGCGGGAGTATCCCGACCAGACCATCACCGACAGTTTCCGGGTCATCCGCAAGCTGCGCAGCGCGGAGGACGCGGAGGGGCGCTGCTATGACTGGTACGAGATCGACCGCCACTACCGGATGACCGACAAGACCGGACCCGTGGCGGAGCAGCTGGCAAAGACTGCCGCAGAGATGGAGGACGCCCTGTGCGAGCAGGATATGGAATCACAGGAGCGGCTGGCGACTATCGAGGACTCGCTGTGCGAGCTGGATGCCGCCGTCAACAAATAAGGAGGACATCAAAATGGACAAAATCTGGGCAAACAGACTGGCCGCAGGCACCAAGACCTGGGCAGAGATGCCCGCAAGCCGCCGCCCCGGGGTCAAGCGGGAGCTGGCCAAGCGGGTGACCGACGGCGAGATCAGTGAAGAGCAGTACAAGGAGATCACGAGGGAGGACTACTACAATGGGTAAGCTGCTGGAACTGCTGGAAAAGCTGGTGCGGGCCATCTTTGGCCCCGGGGACAAGCAGGATGCCGAAGAGGCAAAGCCCGCACCGGAGCCTCCCGAACCCCCCGGGGCAGAGGCTGTCACCGGCTGGGAGGGAGACCTTCCTTACCGGTTCATCGACGTGAGCCGGTATCAGGGTCTTATCGACTGGGCGCAGGTGGCTGCGGCGGGCTACAAGGGGGCAATGCTCAAGACCGTGAGCACCAACCGCAAGCTCTCCAAGCGGGCAGACGGCCTTTATATCGACCCCACCTTTGAGACCAACTACCGCAACGCCCGGGCTGCCGGGCTGGACGTGGGCGTCTACTACTACACCTACGCCACCAGCGAGGCCATGGCTGATGCAGAGCTCGCCCTGCTGCGGCAGGCGCTGCGGGGCAAGGAGCTGACCCTGCCGGTGGCGGTGGACGTGGAGGACAACCGGCTGGGCAATCTGGACAAGCAGAGCCTGACTGACCTGACCGCCTACGCTCTGCACGAGGTAGAGCAGATGGGCTTTTATGCCCAGCTGTACACCTACACCAGCTTTGCAAAGGCGCATCTCTATGTGGGCGGCGCGGCCCTGCGCCCTTATGACGTCTGGCTGGCCGACTACACCGGCAAAACGCCCCACGTGACGTTTAACTACAACGCTCACCAGCACACCAGCAAGGGCAGCGTGCCGGGCATCACGGGCAACGTAGACCTCAACGTCACCACCATTAACTACCCCAAAATCATCCGCAAGAAGGGTCTGACCCGTCTCCGGGAGGGCGCATGAGCGAAAAAGAAGCTTTGCTGTGGGTACTGGGAATCCTGGGCAGCCTGTGCGCTGCAGCCATCACCATCGACAAGGTGCTGGAAATCATCCACAAGTACATCAAAAAGGCGCAGGAGCCGGACAACGTGCAGAACAAGCGGCTGGATGAGATGGACAAGCGCATCGGCACCTTGGAGCAGGGCCAGCTTCAGCACACACAAGCCCTTGCCCGTGACCAGCGCCGCTTTGACGAAATCGACGAGGTGAGCCGTCTGACCCTCGACGGGGTGCGCAATCTGCTGGACGCGCAGCTCTCCGGCAACAACCGCGAGGGGATGCAGAAGAGCCGCGCCGACATCGACAACTATCTGTTAAAAGGAGTGACCAATCATGGTAGCACTGGCAACTAAGCTTTTTGACCTTATCCCTGCCCCGGTGGCGGCAGTGCTGATGCTGGGCGGCTTTATCTTTTACGCCCTCGGCTGCATCCGGCTGGGCTATGGTGCCGCGGTGAAGCCTCTGGTGCTTGACCTCATCGAGCGGGCCGAGCAGGAGATCCAGGGTACCAAGCGCGGCGCAGAGCGCAAGGCGTGGGTGGCAAAAACCCTGCGGGCCGCTCTCAGCGCCAGCAAGTGGGGCAGATTTATCTCGTGGGCCATCACCGATGAGACCATCGGCGCGGTGATCCAATTTTTCTTTGACCGCGCAAAGGCGGCACTGAGTAAGGAGTAAGACCATGAGTAGCACTACATACGACCATTTTGCCAACCCCGGCAAAATGTACGCCGCACAAGAGCAATTTTGGCACATCACGAAAATGGTCTGCGCACGTTTTCGTGATCTCACGAAAACATACCATCTCGGTAACATCACCGTAATGGTGCGCAACGCTGGACAGCTGCCGCAGCCTTTCTGGCTCGGTGCTGCCTGTGGCGGCGGCTCGTGTAGTGCTGCCCGCTGCGCTGCAAGGACTTGACCGACAGCAGATGACCGCAGCCATCAAAAACGCACCGCTTGGGAGGGTAGACCGTAAGATAGCCTTACTGCGGTACGTTGAGCGGCTCCCGCTGCCGGACATTGCAGCACAGACACATTACAGCCGGACGGCGATAGGCTACCGGCTGAAAAGTATTGATAAAATACTTGGATAAGGCTTGGATAAGCAAATCCCCCGGTGTTCCGTTTGGAGCATCGGGGGATTTTTTTATTTTTGGGGACATGGAAGCCCGGCAGTCTTTTTTGCTGAGATAGACCTGGAAGGGCTTGCCGCAAATGGTGCATCCTTTCTTTATCGCGCGGCTCATCCCTGTAAATCAGCGATGGTAACGCCGCAAGCGGCTGCGATCTTTTCGAGGGTAGACACTCTCGAGACTGCCTTGCCGGACTCTGCATGTTGAATGGTTGCAGTGGACAGCCCGGTTTTTTCTGCCAAGGCCCGGATGGTTAATCCTGCGCTTTCTCTGGCTGCCTTGATTTTGACGGCGGACACACCAAGCGTCTTGTAATCGGGCGAGTTGTACCCAATCACGAACAACCCTTGCTGTTCCATCGGCAACGCTTTGAGTGCGTAGCTCTTTTCTACATCCTCAAGGTCAACATCCTTCAGGACGTAGGAACAGGCATTGTCAAGCTCCGGGGTCATTTTATGGAGCTTGTGCGCCAGCGTTATTTTCATCATCACGCCACGCACGGGAAACCTCGTAGCGTTGTCAAGGTCTGCCTGATTTACATGGTCAGGGGTGCAGGCTTCGTCCAGCAAGTGGTACAGCTTGCCGAGATTTCGGATGGTGTTGTTTTCCATAGTGTCCTCCTACTCGTTACTTGTTCAGCATATCCATCACGGCGTTGTAATGCTTTTCATGTTCTTCGCCAACAGCAAGCTCTTTTTCGACTTTTGCTTTCTGATAGGCCCGCTCTTCGCCGTAGATTTCGCTCTCGATTTCATCGGGGATCTCGACGAATGCCTGCTGCTTTTTACCATTGGCCATCACATACACGCCGAAAGCGTAATGCACGTTCTCCGGCCAACGCCCGATCTGCTGCTTGTAGGCGCCCTCCTTCATCTCCTTCCCATTCACCAACAGGGAATTGATAGTGTACTGCCATTTGTGGCACGGCACGGTGGCCTCGTTGCCATCACTCCAGATGGTTTCTTCGGTGACAACCTTTTTGTCAACGTCGAGGTCGATTTTTGCGCCACGGGCTGTATTCCAAGAGTATTTCATTTTTGCTCCTCCTGCGTTGTTTTTGCGTTCCCTTTGACACCATTATTATACCACAAAACTAATACAACTGATACAGGCATAGTCACCAAACTTTGCCTTACTTTTTTGTCCATTTTGTATTAGTTGTATTAGTTCTAATCGAGCTTTTTGTCCTTCGTTGTACCTTCGTTGTCGCTTATTTTTTGCCAGTGCGGTACACTGGGCGCAAAGGAGGCAAGCGCCAATGTGGAACAAGTTCAGCCCCAACCCCCACGGGAGCAGCGTTGGAGATTGCGCCGTGCGTGCGGTAGCAGCAGCCACTGGGCAGAGCTGGGAGCAGGCCTACATTGGATTGGCGCTGACCGGCTTTGCTCTCGGCGATATGCCCAGCGCCAACCGCACATGGGGCGCATACCTCCAAAAGCACGGATTCAAGCGCCGCCTTGTCGAGGCAGACTGCACCACCTGTTACACCGTGGCAGATTTTGCCCGGGAGTATCCGCACGGCGTGTATGTGCTGGGGTGTTCCGGCCACGTTCTGGCCGTCATCGATGGCAAGTGGTGGGACAGCTGGGACAGCGGCGCGGAATGCCCGATCTACTACTGGTATAAGGAGGACTAAACGATGCCGTACAATCCATATGGCTATCAAATGCCAAACTACTACGGGCAGCCTATGCCTGACCAGCTCACGCAACTGCGGCAGAATGCCGGGTATCAGCCGCCCATGATGAGCCAACCGACAGGGCAAAGCTCCCCATCTACGCCTCCGATCATCTGGGTGCAGGGCGAAGAGGGCGCAAAAGCCTACATGGTAGCCGCCGGGAACAGCGTGCTCTTGATGGATAGCGAGAACAGCGCCTTTTACATCAAGAGCACGGACGCAAGCGGAATGCCGATGCCGCTCAGGGCCTTTGATTACAAGGAGCGCACCACGGCAGCTAAGATGCCCGCTCAGGCCGTCCAACAGCCCGGCGGGGAGTTTGTCACCAGGGCAGAGTTTGACGCCCTGGCAGCCCGCTGTGCAGCGCTTGAAAAGCAGGAGCCCACAAAAACCGAAACGGAGGTCAAGTGATCATGGCAAATCCTCTTTTTAATGCACTGGGCGGCGGCAAAGCATCATCCATGCCCGGCCCTATGGGCCAGTTCGGCCAGATGATGCAGCAGTTCCAGCAGTTCAAGGCTAATTTTCAGGGCGATCCAAAGCAGGAGGTGCAAAAGCTCCTGCAATCCGGGCGGATGAGCCAAGACCAGCTCAACCAGCTTCAGGCAATGGCTCAGCAGTTCCAGCAGTTTTTACACTAAGTCGTAACCGTGGCCACGGTCGAGATACATTTTTTATCAAAAATTTCGAAAGGAGTACAAAATGTCTCTTTCTTCTGACAACATCGGCTTGACTATGCCGGTGCAGCCCGCCAATACCAACAACGGAAACGGCTTTGGCTTTGGCGGCGATGGTTCGTGGTGGATCATCGTGCTCTTCCTTTTCATCTTCTGCGGCTGGGGCGGTAACTGGGGCGGCAATCGCGCCGGTGCCGGCGCCGGCGTCGTGGATGGCTACATCCTGACCAGCGACTTCGCCAACATCGAACGCAAGATCGATGGCGTAAACAACGGTATGTGTGACGGTTTCTACCAGCAGGCACAGCTCATCAACGGCGTCCAGCAGACCGTGAGTAACGGCTTCATGTCCGCCGAAATCAGCCGTGCAAATCAGCAGGCGGCATTCATGCAGCAGCTCTCTGCAATGCAAATGCAGCAGCAGAACTGCTGCTGTGAGACCCGGTCTGCTATCCAGGGCGTCAACTACAATCTGGCTACCCAGTCCTGCGAGACCCGGAACACCGTGCAGAACGCGACCCGGGACATCGTAGACAACCAGAACCAGAACGCCCGGGCTATCCTGGACGCTCTCACAGCTCAGCGCATCGAGGCAAAGGACGCCAAGATCGCGGAGCAGAGCCAGCAGCTCTTTGCGGCTCAGCTTGCAGCTTCCCAGGCGGCGCAGAACGAGACCCTCAAGGCATACATGAGCGGTCAGCTGGCCTACTACAACCCGCGTCCCGTTCCTGCCTTCCCGGTTCCTGCGCCGTACCAGTACGGTAATTGTGGCACCGGATGCGGCTGTAACGGCTGCGCATAACCAAATAACGGCAACTGACTACAATTTGTAGCCTGTTCAGCCCCTGAGCTGATTTTGCAAACCAGAGCGCCGGGGCAGAAGTCCCGGCGCTTTTATTTATGAAAGGAGCCGATAAAATGGCTGAATTTACGAATCCCAATATTGTGACGGTATCCGCCGGGGAAAATCTTCCCTTGACAGAGACTGCCGTAAAAGGCCCGGCTTGCATCGTCCATCGTGAGGGCGCGGGTATCGTGACCCTGCGCGGCCTGACAAACCAGTGCAAAGCTCGCTTTAAGGTAAGCTTTGGCGGCAATATCGCCGTTCCCACCGGCGGCACTGTGGGACCCATTTCCGTGGCGCTGGCTGTCGGCGGTGAGTCGCTGACCAGCGCGACCGCGATTGTCACCCCGGCGGCAGTCGAAAATTACTTCAATGTTTTCGTGGCTGCGTTCATCGAGGTGCCGCGTGGCTGCTGCGTGACCGTGGCGGTTAAAAACACCAGTACGCAGGCAGTCAGCATTGCAAACAGCAATCTGATCGTTGAGCGGGTAGCATAAGAAAGGAGATAAAGTCATGCTGGATAAACTGAATCATTTGAAGGATGAGATGTGCGACGAGCTCATGGAGCTGACCGACAAAAAGAACCGCTCTCCGGGCGATGTTGAGATGATCGGCGAGATCGTGGACATCATTTTGGACATTCACCGCATCGAGGATTACTGCGAGGGCGGCGAGTACAGCCGTACAGGCGAGTGGGAAGCCGACATGCGCGGATCCTTCAACCGCGACGCCGGAAACGGTTACAACCGGGGCAACAGCTACGCCAACCGTGGCCGTCACTATGTGCGCGGACACTACTCCCGCACAGATGGCCGTGAGCGTATGATCTCCGACATCGAGGAAATGATGCAGGACGCCACCGGGGCAGAGCGAGACGCTTACAAACGCGCGGCGGACATTCTGCGCAACGCATAAGGGAGGAGGGCGGCAAGTATGGACATCGACGAGATCAACACCCATATCCACAAGCTGAAATGCGGATCGACGGACTGGCAGAGCGTGGAAAAACTTGCCGCCCTCTGCACCGTGAGGAATGAGCTGGAAGAAAAGCAGGCACCGGCAGAAATGCAGACTCAAGCGCTGCCTCCCGCGTCGTACCCGGCGGCATACTCCACAAAAGCAAATCCGCAAAGCGAGTTCGTGGAAGCGGCCAGCGCCGCGCCCTTTGGAGGCTTGATGGAAGTGCTTGATGAGCACATGAGCGCCATAAAGCTTGCATACCCGAAAGAGTATGAGTTGGTCATGCAGAAGATTTCTGACATAATAAGAAACCAACAAGCAACCAACTTATAAAAATAAATCGTTATATCGAATAAATATATTGATTTGTAATCAGTGGGTTGCAGGTTCAACTCCTGTCACCAGCTCCAAAAAGTC